GTGTCCTCAGACTTCTTGGCGACTACCGCCTCGGTCTTGAACTTGCCGTTTTCCAGCGCGGAAACTTGCTTCTTGGTGTCCAACTTCATGTTTTCGGTCTGCGAACGCTCGGCAATCATGCGTTCGGTGTACTTCTTCTCCAACTCAAATTGAGACTGTTCCGCGTCCAGCTTGATCTGTTTCAATTCCAGAGCCGTCTCGCGTTTCAGTACGTCTTTTTCGTAGTTGGACTTTTCCAGTTGAGTTTGCGCGGCGGTCGCCTGTGCCTTGGCTTCATTGATCGCCTGTTCTGCCTGTTGCTGCAACTGTTGGGTTTGTTGCTCCATCTGTTGCTTCATCTGCTCCATTTGCTGCTTGGCCTGATCTGGTGGAGCGGGCTGTTTCATGGCGCGGATCATATCTTCGACTTCCGGCCCAAAGCGGAACCGGCGAACGATGGTCAGAAGCATGGCTTGTGCGGCCTCAAACGGCAGCGTTCCGGCAGTCACCAATGGAGTCAGCCCGTTCAACGCCTGACCAATCGCGGCCATGACTTCGGCCATTTGTTCCTTGTCCTCGGTCGCCTCTGCCTCTACCGTGGAGTTGGTTTCAATGTCGATCCGGTAGGCGCGTTGCATATCGTCGCGCAGTACCTTGAGGACTTGGCCCCATACCGGCGCGGCCAACGTAGCCTGCGTCTGCGGATCAACCTGACCCATCGTCATTTGCTGCATCTGTGCGCTGGCTTGCGCGGCTTGATGCTTTTCCGTGGTGACAAACGGCAAGCCGGTCATCTTCGCCCACGTTTCTTCCGAGAACTTGCTGGCAGCAATTTCCAGCATCAGGCGCAGCATTTCACGCGAGTACCGCTGTACTTCCTTTTGCAGCCGCTTCAGGCGGAGCGAACCCCATTGCGACTTGATCTTTTGTGCGGTCGCAGTTTCAGAAGCAACGGTTGATCCGCGCAGAATGTCGGAAATGCCCGTTATCTCGTAGATAACCTGTTTGCACTGCTCCCGAGCGCCCAACAATTCGCGCAAAACGATGATAAGTTGGTCAACCGGCCAGAACCATATTGCGTTCTGCAAGCCCTTTTCTGCGGCTAGTGCGGCTTCGTTTTCAGCCGGAAGCAACTCGTTATCGTCGGCTTCAACCAACTTCTTAATGTCATCGCCCAAACCACCGGCATAGATCGCCTTGGCTTTGATCGCCCGAATCAGCAGGTTGATACGGCGGGTAATGTCGTTCAACTCTTTCGCCTGGTTCTCGTACAGGCAATAGAGCGCAATCGGGATCAGGTCGTTTTTTTCGACAAACTGGAGCGGGCGGGGAATGTTGTAGAAGCCGGTAAGCTGGAGCGGATCATCTTCTTCCAGCAAATAGCCATCTTTGTACTGCGGCGAGACATAGCGGATTTTCTTGCCGCCATCTTTGTCCCATATCTGATACACCAGCGCGGTTTTCTGCTTGCCGGTGTTGTTCTCGTCATTCTTGCCCTCGTCGTCGTCTTTTACCTGCTCACCTTCGGTAAAAGTCAGTTTGGACGCCATGCCCTTAAACAGCCGCTTGGCTTCGTCCTTGTCGATGTGCATTTCAAAAGCGACCCACGGACACTTTGACCACTTTTTAGCGTAGCCAAAATAGACCCGGTTCCACTCTTTAGAGTCGGCGCAGACTAATTCCGACTCCTTGTAACTCATGCTTTCCGCCTCTACCGTCTTGGCGTCGTACTTGATCTGCGTGACCCCGCGACCCGGCAGCAGCGCGTCCATCGTGGCGCGGCGCATGGCATCGTCAAACGTCTCGTAACCCTCTACGTTGGTATCCAGCAAAAACTCAAGGACTCGCGTACCGGCTTGGGCGGCGAATTTGCCTATCGTGTCCTCGTCTTTAAAGCGACGTTGGACAACGGGGCGGGGAACTTGTGAATAAGTCGCGGGGAGAAGCGTTTCCGTGTTGGAAAACAGGATATTGAACGGGGTTTCCTTGACCTTCTTGCCCGCGTAAATATCGAGGATGCGCTGCCCTTCCTTGCGGAAATCCTGATCGCGCTTTTTGGCTAAATCAATCTCAGTTAGCCAGTGTTTGACTACTTCGGTCATGGGAGAGAGAAGGTCGGACTAACGCAGACATTTACCCCACAGGTACTGGTATCGGTAATTACCGCAAAGTAGGTGTAAAGATTGGAGTTGGGATTGGAAAATTCCTCGGCCATGCCGGGGAGCAGTTCCATCCCATCCGTTGCGGTGACAACAACGGTGTCGCTGCCGAATTTGATCCACACGCGGGAACTGTTGTTGACGCGAGTAATGCGGAAGTATTTGCCGCCAGATGGGATGATGGTTGCTGCACTGGTCGTGGTTGCTGTAACACCCACACACGCAACGGGGAAGAATTTAGTAGCCATTAGTTTATGAACTCCACAATCATGCCGCTTTGAACAATGTCGTCGTTGGCGGTGCCTTGTCCGGTTGCCCGAATAAGAATTGCGCCGGTTTCATCCTCCGAAGCGGAGCCTACCGAAATGTCAGCAAGAGCGACCACGTTGTTGTTGATGCTTGTGGTGTGGATGTACTTCGTCTGAACGGCAACGGCGTATCTGACCATGATGATTTCAACCGTCCAGTAGTTCAGTTCATTTGTAGTGGGGGCGAAGCCTTGAAGAAACTCTGATCCGAAGTAGAAATTCACCTGCTTTACGTTAGCGTTGGACGATGTGTATCCCCACATCTTCACGCGCACCCCCTTGCCGTTGGCGCTCAAGCTGTTAGCTGGCAGCGTATACGTCATTAAGTTATCCTCGCCGCCACCAACGTTTCCAACCTGGGTGGTATTGACGGATATGGTTCCGACCATGACCGGCTCGGCGGTTCCGGTGCCTGCGGTAGATTTGACGGTGCCGGTTACTGCCAGTCCGGTAGAAGTAAACGAACCAACATGAGTGCCGCCGTTGACGTTGATGAATACGCCGTTTGCGCTGGACGAGAGGGTAAGTTTATTTAGGGAAAAAACCACCCCATAGCCGGGGCCAAAAGCGCCATTCAGAACATAGTTAGCACTTAGTACGCCCGCAACCAGATAGTCAGAAATGTGGTTATAAGCGGTATATCCTGATAACGCGGCTGGGTCGGTGCTGGTATTGGTTGTAACCGGGCCGTCATTGTCTGCCGTGGAATCGGTTGATGTAATTCTTCCGTTGGTAACAACGAGGTTTCCAGATATGGCACCAGAGGTGGCGTCAAAGGTAGTAAACGCACCCGTATTGGGTGTTGCATTACCAATGGGCGGCGGCGCACCAAGGTAATTGGAAAAGCCTGTGCCGCTTACCGCGCCGGACGCACTTAATGTCGTAAATACGCCGCTATTAGGCGTGCTAGACCCGATAGGGTCAGGTGAAGCAAAGTCAGGGATTGCGTACCCGCCTACCGCGTAGACGGTTTGAGCACGAACCATTTCACGCCTTACAGGTAGTTATTGCGCTTTCGGGCCTGATCCCTCAAAAACTTCTTCTTGAGTTCGCCAAAAGATATGTTCGCAATGCTACCGGCGATAAGCCCCTCTACTACGCCTGTAATTTGCCCTTTAGGTTTGTTCTTGCGCCAGCACAGGGACAAATAGCGGAAAGCGTCAGCAGAGTGACTAGACCAGTCGTGTTCTGGAGCCAACGTAAAGGTTTTTTTCTCGTCGTCCCAAACGTGGTGATAGGCTTTTAGTGCCTCCAACCCGTTTTCGGTCGTTTTCTCATGGAAAACACAGTGCGGGAACGTCGCCCGAGCCGCCTGTATGCCCTCTTGCGCGTCCAGTTTCGGCGCAATCTGGAAATCGCCCACTTTTTCAGCCATAAACTGCTGCAACATGGACTTACCACCGGCAGCTAACGTCCTCGGCCTCGCATCGTGAGGTATGTAGTGCTTGTGATACCGATAGCCCTCAGTCCTGATCTTCTGCCGTAGCAGTTCGCCGTAAAAGGGTATGTCCTTGTGGTTAGATTCGTGGTGGTCAATCACACGAATCTGGCCGTCTATCATCTGGAAAAACCAGATCGCAGTCGCGTCCGAATAACCCAAATCCCACGCGGTGTAGACAAAATATCGGGGATCATGCGGGAAATCCCCTATCCGCCCTTGGTTCTGGAGTTTGACAATGCAATCACCCCAAATGGAACCCATAATTGCAGCGTCAAAACTGACGAAATACTCCTGCTCCCACAGCGCCCTACCATAATCCTCGCCGTGTTCAGCCTGCATTTCGCGTAATTCGCTCTCTAACTGTTCCTCGGTAAAAACACCCGATTCCCGAGCCGTCAGAGACGAGTAAAACCAGTCCTTTTCGCGTTGAGCCAGTTCGCAAATAGACTTAAAATGGTTCTTACCCCGTGGTGTGGAGTTAAACGCCGCCCAACCCCCGTTTTCCAGCAAAATAGGTCTAAGGTACGACCAAGCAGAAGGGTTGGAAATCGCATATTCCGAGAAAACCAGCCCCACCGGAGGAGAACCCACCAGCGAGTCAAAGTTATCCGACCCCACAAGCTGAAAAGTAGACCCACAGTGGAAATCTATCTTCATTTCCTGCTGGTTCGTAGACTTCCGCAACTCCACCGGGAAAGCCTCGTCTATCCGCTTCTTCGCCGTATGCGGATTTACCGCATCCCACATGCTTTTCCGAGCCTGGTTGTACTCCGGCAGCAAATACCAGTAGTTACCTATCCGCTCATGGGCGCTACAAGCCGTGTGGTGAAGTAATACCTCGTCCTTACCACTACGGCGGTGCCACCTCAACACCGTCCGCTTTCCACCCTTCGCCAGATAGTTCCACACTTCCCGCTGATATGGTCTAGGTCGCCAATTGTTCGGCATCGATATTACTTTTTCTGCCACGGTATATCGGTTCCTTTTCTAAGTTCGGCCATTCT